ATGAAACCTAACTACCATTCCCATCGCCTGCTTGCGCTCGCGGCGTTCCTCGTGGCTGCCGCACCCCTCGTGCACGCCGCCGCGCAGCCTGATGCCACTACCTCCACAGCCAGCACCACGCCGGCCGATGCGGCCAAGCTCCCCGCCTGGCCGCACCAATTCCAACGCGACGGCGCCACCTACACCATCTACCAGCCTCAGATCGATTCCTGGTCTGGCGACAAACTCGTGGCCCGCGCCGCCGTCTCCGTCCTCCCGCCGGAAGCCGCCGCGTCTGCTTCAACATCGGACTCCGTCAAGCCTGCGCCCACTTATGGCGTGATAAAAATCACCGCCGACACCGAGACCGACCGCAGCGCCCGCACTGTCACCTTTGAAAAACTCACCGTTACCGACGTCAGCTTCCCCTCTGCCGCCGATCACGCCGCCGCGTGGACCGCCCAATTCCGCTCCCTCATCCCGCAGGAACTCCGTGGCATCTCGCTCGACCGCCTCGAAGCCTCGCTCGCCGTCATCAATGCCGCGCACAAGGGCGAGGATAACCCGCTGCGCAACGATCCGCCGGATATCCGGTTTTTCACTACGCCTGCGCTTCTCCTCACCATCGAAGGCGAACCGCAATGGCGGGCGGTCGCCGACACCAACCACCTCGAACGCCTCATCAACACCCGCGCCCTCATCCTGCGCGACAGTTCCGCCCAGCCCGCCCGGCTCCTCCTCCACTTCTGGGATGGCTACCTCGAAGCATTGTCGCTCGACGGACCGTGGAAAGTCTCCACCACCAAACTCCCCGCTGGCGTGGAAACCGCCGAAAAATCCGCCATCGCCGCCCACTCCGTGGACCTCCTCGCCGGCCAGCCCGACCCCAAGACCAAGGAAAAACCCAGCCTGAAAAAAAACAACATCCCGGCCATCGTCCTCGCCACCAAACCCACCGAACTCATCGTCCTGCAAGGCGAGCCCAAGTGGACCCCCATCCCCGGCACTGACCTCCTCTTTATCGAAAACACCCCCGCCCATGTTTTTAAGGAAACCAAGGACCAGTCCACCTACGTCCTCGTTTCCGGACGCTGGTTTGTATCCACCAGCGGCAAGAACTCCGGACTCGACGGTCCCTGGAAATACGTATCCGGTAAAAAATTACCGTCCGACTTCGCCTCCATCCCCGACGACAGTCCGCAGGAAAACGTCAAGGCTTCCATCCCCGGCACCCGCCAGGCGCAGGAAGCCGTCATTGCCAACACCATTCCCCAGACCGCCCAGATCGAGCGCAGCGCGAAACTCTCCCCGCCACCCGTCTACGACGGCGGCGCGCCCAAGCTCGCCAAGATCGACGGCACTCCGCTCCATTACGTCGTCAACACCGCCACCCCCATCATTCAGGTGGACGACAAAACTTGGTTTGCCTGCTACAACGCCGTGTGGTTCTCCGCCACCTCCGCCAGCACGAACCGGGGAAAGGGTTGAAAAGGGTTGAAGCGGGGCGAATGCGTCTGAAACAGGGCGAATCGTCACGCGGGCGGAGGAGAACGCAGGAAAGGGTCAGACATGGCAGCGGAGCAAGGGTCGCGGGCATCTCGCGGCCGATCCGCGAGACGCTTGCGAGGGAGCCGCGATGCCGGCCTATTTGGGCAAGATCACGAGTTCACGATAGCGGGCGTTGCGCTTTTTTTCGGCACGGCCTTCGATGCCGTTTTGCCGCGACACCGGAATGATCCGGCAACCGCTGAACAGGTCACGGGCTTGCGGGCAATCCTGATAGGTCAGGAGCCACGATCCGCGCAGTGTCTGCACGTGATGGGCAAAGGTGGCGAACTGTTCCTCACTCCATCCCGCATAGGCGGAGCCTCCAGCATCAAAATAAGGAGGGTCAAAAAAGTGGAAGGCTTCGGGGTAGTCGTAGAGAGCAAGGAAGCGTTGCCAATCCAGGTTTTCGATGGTGACGGTGGCAAGGCGGCGGGAGAGAGATTGAAGGGCCGTCAGGCGATTTTCCGGAAGAGATGCCCCGCGTGTGCGGGTGGGGGCAAAGGTGCGGCCAAGCCCGCCGAAAGAGAGCCGCTGGCAGACATACCAGCGGGCGACTCGCTGGATTTCGGTTAGGCCAGGCTGGGTAAGGTAATCATGGAAATCACGACGAGAATTGGGGACGGTTTCGATCTCCGTGATCAGGGTGTGGAGGTGGTATTTTACGACCCGATAAAAGGCAATGAGTGTGCCGTTGATATCGTTGATGACTTCCACCTCGGAGCGGGCTTTGGCACAGAAAACTGCGAGTCCGCCGCCGAAGACCTCGCAGTAAGTGCGATGCTCTGGAATGAGTGGCAAGAGGTGCTTGAGCAGCCTCGTTTTTCCGCCCGGCTAGGCGATGACCGGGCGCGGTTTGGCTGGCGCCGGCGTGGTGTCGTTTGGTACGTGTTTGGTGTTCACGCGCCGACTCTAACGGAGCGAGGTGGGGCGCGCATTGGCGCTCCGCTTTTGTATCAGGAATTTCTTTACTTATCGCCGGTGTCGCGGAGGCGATCAACTTCGGTAGCCTGAATGTAAATGACCTTGGGGCCGCGCCGCTCCCATTTGTCACGGTGAATGACACCACTCCGTAGCCAGTCATAAACGGTGCTCATTCCAATAGAGAGGGCGTGGGCGAATTGCTTGGGGCGCAACCAGACGACAAGTTCGCTATCGGGGACAACGCGGATGATGGGATTCCCCTTCGCATCCTCTCCGATGTTTTCCACGCGAGCCCGCGGAAACAGGTGCAACTGATGGAGGTTGTCCTTGTGGTGACGCTTGCGGGGGGAGGGCATTTGGTATGACTGAAATTCGGTCAGTTTGCTGACCGTTAGGGGTGGAGGTTTATCGCATTACTCGATCCAACCCTTCCGTCGTTTGAAAATACATTCATAACTCAGGCTCCCCTCACTCGAAGCACGTCTGGCAGATACCAGCTCCCATCCCTCTTTCCCATATTCATTCATGGCGGCCGAGAATCTGTAGTCGCTTGGGGACTCAATCCTATACTCCCACTTTTCAGCGGGCTTCAGCATAGGGAAAAATAATGCTCCGATGCCTATGAGGAGAAGAATAATGAGGAGAGTTCCCTGCTCCTTGGTTATCCCATTCGATGCTGTTATTGGCGATGTGATGCCTCCTCCGTCAGCTGGTCGCTCGGTCGCATAGCGCGTCAGGCGGTCCACATATTCTGTCGCCTTGCCCTCCTTCATCCCGAAAAGTTGCATTGTGTGCCGAATAGCAGCCGCCCGCCCATCTTCCTGACAAATCTGGAAGATGTCGGCATCGGCTCCTGTCAGTCCAGCAGGGACAGAGACTGGGGCAACAGGGGGAGTTTTTTCGTCTCCGGTTTTCATGGTTAGGTTGAGGTTGTAGTTTATTTTTGGTTACAGATGAAGGTGGATATGCAGGTGTTCGATCACGACTTTCTCGGCGTGGATCGCTTCAACGGAGCCACGGACTTTGATTTTTGGGGGGGGACGGAAATTTTGTCTGCCACGATCCCATGGTTATTCGTGATGGAGAATTTTACCTTTTTCGGCCCAGAATAAGGGGGGCGGGGCAAGACAAGGTCGTCGGGAATTATGACCCCTTCACGAGCCATTTTCTCGGCAATGGCATCTCGGATGAATTGGGATTGGTTTACCCGTTTTTTTTTCAAGTGAGATCGTAAGAGCGAAACGAATTGTTCGTCGGCATAGAACCCCACTGATTTTTGAGACGCACGGCGGTAGCTGTTCATTGTTTAAAATTGTTTAAACAAAATGAAAAAACTTCAAGGGATCGCTTGACAACTCTTTAACTATGTCGCGACATGTCGCGACATAGTTATGAAACCTAATCGAACGAACCAAACCTACATCGGACTCTGGATGCCGATTCCTCTTGTTAAGCAGGTGAAGGTGACGGCAGAGGCCCGTGAAAGCGACATGTCGAAATTCATTCGTGCTGCGATCCGCGAAAAGCTGGAGCGCGTCGCCCCCCAGAAGCTGCGGAAGGAGGCGGCATGAGCATGACCCCGAAGCAACGACTGGATGCCGCAATCGCGGTGACTCGCAATTACACGGAACACGAGGCGGCATCGGCACTCTACTACCTGCAAGGCGCGATGCAGGGACGGGCTCAGTGGCAGCCTTGCCATGCCACGGCGTTCGCAGCGGTGATGGAGACCGCCGTCAAGTGCGTGCGGGAACAACAGGAGCGGTTGCAGGCACAACTCACTGCCGAGCAGCAGGCGATGGGAGCTGCATCATGAACACTCCGCGCCCGCTCCTCCTACCCGATGATCCGCCGACGATCACGCTGCCCCGACGCACGCTGGCCCTGGCGTTCGCCAACGCCTTCGCAGCCGGCTTCCTCACCGCGATCATCGCCGTGATCCTCATCATGCTCTGACCCCGCCCCCATGTTTACCATTGCCCTCTTCTTCCTCTGGGCGGTCGACGCCATCGACGGCGACACCCTCCTCATCCTCTTCCTGCTCCACCTCATTTTCAACTAACCATGCCCGCCAAACCCTCAACCGAACTTACCCGCGAGGAGCACGACCAGCTCACCCGCTGCGAGGCCAACATCGAGCGCGGCCTCACCTCCATCGGCGCAGCCCTCAAAACCATCCGCGATAAGCGCCTTTATCGGGAGACGCATCACAGCTTCGATGTCTATTGCCACGAGCGTTGGCACAAGAGCAAGACATGGGCGACCTACCAGATCGCCGCCGCGATCTTCGCCGAGAAGCATCCAGAGGCCAGCGAGGCCGAGGCGCGGAGGCTCTCGCGTGATAGTTCGCATGAACAAAATTCGGTCACAAATGTGACCGATAAGGGTCAAGCAATCCCCGCCGCCACGCCGGCGAAGCCGACGAAGGCAGACCGTTACCGCGAGCAAATCCGCGCCCTGGCGGAGATGGACCGGGAGGCGCTGGACCGGGCGACGCAGCAGTCGATCGGCAAGCTGGCGGAGACGATGGCGAAGCGGGAGCAGATCAACCTCCACAGCCGCGAGAACAAGGGCAACAAGGCCCTGCGCGACGAATACGAACAGCGGGCGATGGCGAAGCTGGCGCCGGGCGCGCAGATGGCGCTGGCGCAACTGGAGGAGAACCCGGCCCTGTCGGTCTCCCGCGCCTACGTCGGCGTTTTCGGCTCCGTCAAGAAGGGCGACATCCGCGGCGACACGGACCACCTCGGCAACTTCCACGCTGGCCTCCGGAAGCTGGCGACCTCGTTCCCCCATTGGGAAAAATTCTCCCGCGAGGACAGGGCGCATTTCGTGCAACTGTGGGTGGCGTTGCGCTCCACGATGCCGAAGGCGTTCCTCGACGATCTTGAGGCGTTTGCGCCCGCCCGGAAGGGAGGCCGCTCATGAGCCCCGCCCTGCGCGAGAAGCTCGATAAACTGCTGGCGCTGGCCGATCGCGGCACGCCTGGCGAGGCCGCTGTTGCCTTGGAAAAAGCATGGCGCCTGTGCCGGGCGGAGGGCGAGGATCTCGACGCGATCCGCGGGCAGGCCGCCGCCGGCTCGCTGATCGAGCGCAAGGTATGGGAGGGCGCGGCATGGCGCGACGAGCACCGGCAGGCCGCCGCCATCGTCACCGAGTTTTACGGCGTCTCCGTGCGCCTGGATGCGCGCAGCGATCCGTTCGCTCGGCGGGAGCGCACCCTCTGGTCGTGCCACCTCACCGGCGCGCCGGCCGACGTGGATTTTTCTGAATACGTGTTCGGCTTCCTGCACCCGCATTTTGCGTGGTTGTGGACCTATTTTCGGGGCCGCAACCGGGACCGCTCCGCCTACATCGACGGCCTCGGCGCCGGGCTCTGGTCGGCGCTCACCTACGAGCGCGCCTGCCACGCGCCGGCCCCGGAAGTGCCGGAGGCGTTGGCGACGGCCGACGACGAGCCGGAGGATTGCCCCGCGCCCCGGATGCCCGCCGCCTTCTGGGCCGGGATGCGCGCCGGCCAGCGCGTGCGTATCCATACGCCCATCACAACCGGAGCCGCGCCTGCACCGCTGCCCGACGCCACCACCTGACTTTCGCCATGACACCCACCGCCGCGCAGATCGAAACCCTCCTTTCCGACGGCCTCTCCCGCCGCGAGGCCGCCCTCCGCCTCGGCTGCTCCGCGGCCACGGTGGACCGCGTGCTCGCCGGCCCGGCGCCGGATGCGAGCGCGGCGCGGATCGGGCGCCCGCCGGTGTTTACGGGCGAGGAACTGGCTGACGACGACGTGGAGCTGCTGCGCCAGTTGACGATCGCGGCGACGCCCACCGGGCTCGGCCTGGCCGGGCGCTACCGCACCGATCTGGCCTTCGAGAAGTGGCTCATGCACCACGCCCGCGAACGCTGCCCGGACGAGTTGGCGGAACGCATCACCGCCCGCCGCATCCCCGCTTCGCTCAAGGCCCGCGTCACCGCGCTGCTCAACCCCGACGCATGGTATCACAAACAAGGCCGCAAGAGCGCCGCCCTCCGCGCCGTGGCCGGCCGGCGCCGTGACACCGTGATCATGCCCGACGGGCGGGAGGTCGCCCTCGTGGCCGGCGACCTGTGGACGATGGACGACATGCACCTCAACATCCCCTTCTGCCTGCCCTGCGACGACCCCGCCGAACGCTCCGCGGCCCGCTGGGGCTGGCGCGTGAGCCGCGCCCAGCTCATCGCCTTTTTCGACATGCGCAGCCGCCGCTTCCTCGGCTTCGCCATCGTCACCCGCAAGAACGACGCCTACGCCGGCTACGACATCCTCTGGAGCATGGCGGGGATGTTCGAGGACTACGGCCTGCCCCGCCTGGGCATCTACACCGAACACGGCGCATGGGTCAGCGATCTGATAAAGGCGACCATCGCCGCCATCGACCTGCCGCACACCGTGGCCTCCACCGCCCGCGGCAAGCGCATCGAAGCCGCGTTCAACGAGCTCCAGGCGCACATGGCCGCGGGGCTGGTGCTGCTCCAGCGCGGGAGGGAAGCCGCCGGCCTCTACACCGCCGGCTTCATGAAACTCACCAACCATGACCTCGGGCGCCAACGCGGCGAGCATGAGGCCGCTAAAAAACTATGGCGCCAGCTCCGCGCCGGCATCCTCGACCCCCGCGCCGTCGGTGTGCTTACGATGGAGGAGATGGTGCGCTTCGTGGAGCAGGAGATGGTGGCGTATAACGCCCGTCCCCACGGACCCCGCGCCGCCCTCGCCGGCCGCTCCCCGGAGGCCGTCTGGGAACAGGAGATGGCCGATGCCGCGCCCCTGCGCCAGCTCACGGAGATCGAACGCTGGCGCCTCAAACCCGGCCGCTCCGAATGCTGCATCGACAGCAACGACATCGTGTGCCGCTGCGACCGGTTCACCGCCTCCGGCTGGCTCTACAGCCAGCCGCAACTCCATGCCGCCCTGCGCGGTCACAACGTGGAGGTGCGCTGGGCCGCCGCCGATCCCTCCCGCGCCGCGCTCTTCAGCCGCCAGAGCGGCACCCGCCAGCTCCCCCGCCACATCCTCGCGGAGTGCTCCCCCGAAGCCGTGGCGATGAACGGGTGGACGCCCGGCCAGTTGAAAAGCCTCGTGCAGCCGGGGGATTTTCTGGGGTTTACCCGCCTGATCGGCGAGGCCCCCGTCCTCGACCTGAGCGGCCGGCGCGGGCGCGGTCACTTCGAGCAGGCGCGCGAGCAGCGCGAATACCTCCGCTGGTCGCGCTACGGCTTTGTCAGCCTGGCAAAGGCGCGCCGGATGCGCGTGGACGAACACCACGACGGGCGCGGCAACGGCGTGCGCATCGACCGCGAGGCATGGGCGGAGGAAGTCCTCGCCGGCGTCGAGCGCGTCACGCCCCTCCCCCCCCTCCCTCCTTCCCGTGGCGCGGGCGTCCCGCCCGCATCAGCACCCGAAGCGGGCGAGACGCCCGCGCCACTCACATCCCCCGTGCGCATCACGCGCACCGCCCCCGCGGCGCCCCTGCCGGCGCCCCGCGCCGAGGTCGCGGAGAGCCTGCGCTCCTTCCTCTACGACGATTGACCCAATTTCGCCGCACTCCGCGGCGCGCCGCCGCCCGCCGGAAACCGGGCATATCCAAAAATAAAATACAAACCCGATGAATACCGACACCGAAAAAACCAACGCCATCCCGGCCGAACTCGACCGGCTGATCACGCGCATCGACTGCCACCAGACGAACCTCAAGCTCAGCGACGAGGCGTTCGTCAACCGCTACAAGGACCAGTTGCTCACCGTCGACTCCTGGGTGCGCACGCTCAAACGCCGCGCCCCGGACCGCCTCACCCCCCGCAACTACGAGAAATGGACGTCCCGCCTCCGCCGCCTCGTCGCCCGCATCGACGGCACGGAGATGCAGGAGACGGTTTACGACCTGCCCTTCGTCCGCCATGCCGTGCGCACCTTCGAGCGGCTCCAGGGCACCACCACTGACCGCCGCGTCGGCTGGCTGATCGGCACCCCCGGCACCGGCAAGAGCGTGGCCTTGCGCCACCTGCGCCGCCTCTCGCCCGCCGACACCGCCCTGGCCATCGTCGACAAGAACTGGTGCGACAACCGCACCGCCATCAACACCGGCATCGCCGAGGCCCTCTGCGTCACCGTCGAGAAAAACGCCGGCCTCACCTGGCGTCGCATCATCGAGCACCTCCAAGCCTGCCCCACCACGCTGCTGCTCGATGAGTTCCACGAGGGCGGCGTGCTCCTCATGAAGAGCGTCAAGTCGCTCATCAACGCGGCCCCCGGCGCCCGCGTCATCGTGGCCACCATCCCGACCGCCTACGACAAGCTCATCGCCGGACGCACCGATGAGATGATCGAGGCGCAGCAGCTCCTCGGCCGCACCCTGCGTCCTCTCCGACAGGACTGGCGAGAAGGCCTCGGCTCCGGGGACATCCTCGGCTACCTCGACGCGGTCGTCCCGGAATTTGACGAGGCCACCCGCCACGACCTCGCCGCCACGCTCGGTCCCCGAGTAAACCGCACCTACGGCCTGCGCATCCTGGCCGACACCATCGAAGTCGCCCGCGGCGACGCCGAGGCGTCCGACCGCGACCTCACCGCCGACGCCATCATCGCCGCCTTCGCCCTGCTCACCAAGGACGGACGCCCCGAAGTCGCCCGCCGCTAACCACGTATCCAACTACTAACTACCCGCTACTTTTCCCGATGAAAAAGCCCACAACCACCGAAGATCTCGCCCACAAAATGAGGGCGCAGCTTGTCCAACTCTACGAAGCCGCCTGCGAGATCGACTTCCCCCGCGGCTCTGATGTCGCCTTCCGCGACGCGCTCCAGGCGCGCATCCGCCTTGGCTGCGCCGACCTTGTCCACGCCCGCGCCGGCGATCAGGGCCAGCTCATCTCCGTCGCACAGGACGTGCGTCTCTATAAAGCCAACGCCGGCGTGCGTAACCCCGATGACTCCACGCTCACCTTCCGCGTCGAGCTCCAGCGCACGCTGGGGAAATTCTTCGACCTTCAAGCCGCCATGAAAGGAGGGTCTTGATAATCATGGCACCCTCCGACCACACCCCGCCCCCGCAGCGGCACACCTACATTGAACAACATTTCTCCTCACTGGAGGAACTCAAAAACATCGATGTCACGCACCCCTGCGATCTCGTTGTCATAAAGCTTGCCCATGAACTGGCCAAGTCGATGCGCTTCAAAGGCAGCATGGCGGGCAATGTCCGCTCCACGGTCGGCCCCGTCATCTTCACCCTCTCCCTTAAGCTGGAAGCGAACCCCGACTTCACGGAAGGAGGCGTGTAGTGAAAAATAAGATACGCAAAGCCCGTCCCCGCGTGCGCTGGATCGTCAAAATCAACGGACTGCCCACCAAGCGTGCATGGATGCACATCGTGAGGACGGGGCATTCGGTGGACACTCATGTCCCCTGTGCCCTGCCACCTGTTGACCCGACCACATACGGTGGCGCGCACGCGCACCGCGACGCCCTCCGCGCCGCGGCCCGCACCCTTCGCGTCAACCATTACATCATGGACAAAACGTCGATCACCGGCGACTGGTTCATCCAAGATTCCCCATGGGCAAAACTGTTCGCACGACAGTTGGACGTGAACGTCGAGCGGGTCAGTGTTTCCCCCCCCTCGCCCGTCGGCAATCAGGAGTCCGCCGCATGAAGCCCATCGGCCAGCTCCTCGCCGATCCCGACGACCCCGCAGCACGCGCACAACGCCTCGCGTCGGCGGCGCACGTCGCCCGCCTGGCATCCGCCGCCGACCCCGAAGACCCGCCGGAGCCGCGTCGTTACCGCGTGCGTCTCGCCATGCAGGCATTCCGCGAGGCAGCGGTGGAGGCGATCTGCGCGTCCGATGCCGTGGCGTCCGCCCTCGCCCAGGCCAACGATGGATCGACAATAAAACCCGGCCTGCTGTTCCACACGATCTACGTCCCCTATGCGATCGAAGTCTGGCGCTGGGGACAGTGGCACCCGCTGGCGTGCGACCCGCCCGCGCCCCCGACCATCACCCGCGAGGTTCGCGAAAAGACCGACCGCTGGGCCGCGGAAAAAGAGGCCAAAGGCCATGCTCAAACGACCCCGTAAAGACGATCCCGACCAGATGACGCTCTTCGCGTTTTCGCGGGTGGAGCGCACCGGTGTCGATGCACAGGGCAACGCCACCTTCCGCGTCGTCCCGGATGGTGCGCCGACGGGATGGATTCGCCCCGGGCATCTTGCCCGCATCCTCGGTTTTAACGTGCGCACCATCTACGGCTGGATCGATTCCGGCATCATTCCTGCCGACAGATGGGAGCGCCGCGGCCCCAAGAGCATCTTCATCCTCGCCAGCGAGGCCGCCCGCCTCCGCGACACCAGTGACAAGTAACCAGATACCCGATACACCATGATCCGCATATTCCAGGAAAGAGAAATCACCGCCGCCGTTTTCACTGTAGCCGAAAAATAATTACGCGAAAGTTGCGAAAGACGAGAGACACGCGAATGCGTGTCTCTCTTTTTTTGTTTAGACTGCTCGGCGTTATGCCAACGCCAAAAGAGGAACAGATAGACGCACCCGTTGCCGGTGTCTTGGACACAAAGGTCTGGCTGCATCAGATCATGTCCGAGGTCGCGCAGGATGCCGGTCACGACATCGCATGGATTTGCGAGCGCAGCTCCGATCGGGCGCACTGCGATGCGCGGGCTGCCGTGTGCTGGCTGGCGCTCAGTCTCGGCTGGCCGTCCACCCTGTCGCTATTCCCCCACGCCACCCCCTCCACAGCCATCGCCTCCCGGCTCGCCCCGCTCTTCGGCCTCTCCAGGGAGGCCGTCTATTCGATCATGCGCAAGGCGCAGGACTGGCACCGCTACGACCGCAAATTCCGGGACCGCGTCGAAGCCCTCCGCACACGCCTCACTCCCAATCTCCCGCTCGCGGCTCCGTTGAAGCACTCAGTCGCACGAGTGTATCCGACCAACAATGACAGCATTCCGCGGGCGGGCACCCTCTCCCCCATCGTCCCCATCCCGTAACCGGCTGCGCCGGTAAATCCCAAAGCCCAAGCAACCAAAACCCAAAGTCCAAAAATTCCGCCCACCGCATCATGAACAAAGACCTCTTCCTTAAATTGCTCCGGCAAGTCCTCACCTACGGCGGCACCGCGCTCACCAGCGCCGGCGTCGCCTCATCGGAGGAAGTTGCCACCGGCGCCGGCGCGCTCGTCACGCTCCTCGGCGTCGTCTGGACGATCTGGAGCCGCCAGCGCGCCAAGTCCGCTGCGGCCGCGCAGGCTGCTGCGCAGGCCGATCCCGCGCACCACACGATCGGGATGCCGCCTGGCAATCTGCTCATCCTGTTTTTCCTTGTCCCTACAATGATGTGCCTGCTTCCCGGTTGCACCAGTGTCACCATGACGGATGACGCTGGTGCCGTCACTTCCGGGAAGCAGGCCGACTGGGACACCATTCATCATCTCGCACGGAGCGGGGCCAAGTATGCAGTGGTCGCCATCCTCGACAAGCATCCCGGTTACGTGGACAGCATTGACGCTGTCACGGACAGCCTCGCCGCTTTGTTCTCTGGTATCCCTACTTCGGATACTCTCACGAAAACCATCAACGTTATTGCGCCGGAATTGAGCGAAGCCGACACCGCGCTCATCGCCTCCGTGCTCATTGATGCGTGGGAACTCTACGCGAAAAATACGGGCAACCCCGTGCTGATCCCGACGAGCGAGCATGTGCAGTGCCTCGTGGTCGCGCTCACGGAGGGCATCGACGCGGGGATTGTTCTCCACCTCACCACTCAACCCGAAACCTCCGACGAACAATGAGTATCACCGCTGTCATTGGAAAAGTAGCCGACGCAATCAAGGCGGGCATCGACTGGTCGCTCGAAAAATTGCGCCTGAAAAACAGTCAGAAGATGCAGGCCAACGCCGAGGCCAAGACCGATCAGAGCATCAAGGCTGACGCCGCCAAGACTGTCGCCAGCGGCGATCTGAAAAAAATCCAGAAAGCCAACGCCGAATGAAAAACGAACTGACAGATTTTCTCACGCGGAGACGCGGAGGCGCGGAGAAGACAAAACGATGGAATTGTCCCCGCCTCTTTTCCTCTGCGGCTCTGCGCCTCTGCGTGATCCACTTCGCCCTGCTGGCTCTCATGCTCAGTCAGCCGGCCTGCACCAGCACCATCACCCCCACGCCCGTCACGCCCGCCCGCGCCTCCTACGACGGCGACGCGCAGACCAGTGGCGTCCTCGCCATCACCGACGCCGGCTTCGTAGTCACGCCCCGCTGGAGGGAGCGTTACAACCTCGCCATCGCCCGCCACGGTGCGGAGTGGCGCCCGGCGCTCGCCGCCGACCACGGCGTCGTCGCCCGCACCGACGGCACCTACCTCGCCAGCCGCGAAGCGATGGAAAAAGCCATAGTCATGTTTTCATGGATACGCATGGGGAGGGCGCCCGCGCAATGAACCCCGTGTCCTCAGTCACTGGCATATACCCGATCATCGTCTCCGTTTTGGCGTGCCTGTTTGTCCTCTGGCTCCTGTGCCGTCCGGTCGGCACCTCCGGGGAGGAGCGGCTGGCCGCCTCCGTCGCCTTTTGGCTGGGCCTCGTCGCCGCCATCCTCGTCACCGCCGGCGTCTGGCTCGGCTGGCTCATCTACACCCTTTGCACGTGACCCCCCGCCCACACACACACTTTTCCGCGTCCGCCCGTGTTAAGAATAGGGGTATTCATTGGGGCACTACGGCGGGCGCGGAATCCACCTCCGGCGAAAGCCGGCGAACACAACAGGCACCGCATAACCTCCCCGGCCCGATCCTCCTTTCCGGGCCGGCGAGCAAATTTCCGTCAGTCTGAAAAACACCATTTGCCACCACATGCCCGTCAACCTTCCGACTCCCTCGTCCGACTTCCTTGCCAACTGGCTCTGGGCCGCGCTCGCGTTCCTCTTCGCCGGTCTCTATATCTGGAGCCACTTCCGCAAACCGCGCAAGACGGAGCTTGATCAGCCGGTGGACATCCGGTTCGCCAAGGAGTTCGCGTCCAAGAAAGCGGTCAATCTGCTTTTTGCCGAACAGAACAAGCTCCGTCTGGAACTGGAGCGCAAGCTGGCCGAACAGCGCGTGGAACTCATGGACGCCATCGAGAAAAACCGCGCTGAGCAGAGGGAGGACAACCGGCAAATTTTCGACCTCCTACGCACCCTCACCGCCGAATCAAAGGCCACCGCCGCCGTCGTCGAAAACATCAACCGCAAAATCACCCCCTGACCTTTTCCACCCGCAACCCGTAACCGAAACCCGAATACCAATGAACGGCACATCACGCGAACTCCGCTGGGAAATCCTCCGCCTCCTGATCGCCCAGCACCCCGGCACGCTGACCTTTGATCAGCTTTTTTCCGCCCTCCGCGCCAACGACGAAAGCCTCACCAAGGTCGAACTCCTGACCGCGCTCACCGCCCTCACTCGCCACAACCTCGCGCAACGCGTCCCCGGCGACCTCTTCAAGCCCGAACGCTACCGCGTCACCTCCGAAGGCCGCGCCACCTTCGAGAGCGGCGAGAATTAACCTCCCCCCCCCCCCCCTCAAACGATGGCCCTGCACCAATCCAAGATTTACCGTGCCCTTGGCGGCGACCTGAAGCTCCTGGAGAAATTCTGCGAGCGGATGGACGCCGGCGATTCCGCGCGTGCGCTGGCGAATTGGGTGGAGGAGCACGCCTTCAACGCGAAGGCATTGCCGCTCACCGACCAGAACATCACGGATTTCCGTCAGGGCTGGTTCGCCCGCTGGCAGGCGCGCCGGTCAACGGCCGCCGCCATCCGCGAACGTGCCGCGGCCGCCCGGCAACTCACCCGCGAGGCCGCAGCCGGCGGCGCGTCGATCACCGAGGCCGCGCAGTTGCAGGCGGCCGACATGCTCACCGAAGTCCTGGAGACCTTCGATGTCGGCATGCTCAAGGCCGCGCTGATCGAGAAGCCCGGCCAGTTTTTGCAGGTCGTCAAGACCCTCGCCGGCCTCGCCCGCAGCGAGAACGAACGCAAGGCCCTCGCCCAGCAGGCGGAAAAACTCGCCGCTGATCTCAAGCTCCGCGACGAGCAGATCGCCACGATGCGCCAGACCCGCGACCTCGTGAAAAGCAAACTGCGCGAGCAAATCGACGCTTTGAAAAAGGCGATCGCGCAAAAAACCGGCAGCGCAGAAGGCCGCCAGCGCATGATGCAGGCCGTCGTTGACACCATCGACTCCATGTAGTCACGCCGCCATGACACCTCCCCCCGTCAAACCACTTTTCCGCCTGCGCGATTATTCCCGCGTCCTCATGCAGCGCCGCGACCTGCGCATGATGCTTGCCCTCTGGCGCCGGCAGAGCGGCAAGACCACCACGCTAGCCCTGCGTGCCCTGCGCGAAATGGCCGCTCACCCTGGCCGCCTCATCACCTTCGCCTCTGCCTCCCTCCTCGTCGGCCATGAAGTCATCGAGAAAGAAGCCCACCTCTTCCGCGAGATTCTCCGCCACGTCCAGTCGCAGCAGAAAAACCCGATCGTCGCCGAGGACGCCCACGGCCGCGACGTGCTCGCCGACGGCACCGACGACGACTTCGCCGCCGCCTTCGAGAGCCGGCGCATGGTCGTAAAGCTCTGGCACGACGACACGGTTTACTCCCGCACGCAGGTCATCGCGCCCAACCCTGCTACCGCCCGCGGTTTTACCGGCTCCGTTATGATCGACGAGTGCGGCCTGATCGCCGACTTCCGCGGCGTCTGGGATGCCATGATCTACATCATGTCGTCCGATCCTTCGTTTACGTGCCTCCTGGCGACGACCCCGCCGATCGACGACAACCACTTTTCGCACGAACTCCTCCTCCCTCCGCCGGGCATGACCTTCGATGTCAACCCCGCCGGGCATTGGTATGAGTCGACGGCCGGCCTCACGATCCATCGCGTGGATGTTCATGACGGCATCGCGGCCGGCGCGAAGCTCTACCACCCCAAGACCGGCGCAGTCCTGTCCGCCGAGGAGGACCGCCGCCTCTCCCTCGATCGCGAGTCCTGGGATCGCAACATGGGGCTCAACTTTTCCGCCTCCGGCACCGCGGCCTGCTCCCGCCTCGCCCTGGAACGCGCCCAGAGCCACCCCCTCTCGCCCACCTGCACCGCCGTGGATGACGGCGAGGAGCCGCCGGCCGACTGGATCGAGCATCTCCGGCCCGGCCTCGACACCGCGCTCGGCCTCGACCTCGGCACCACCGAGGGAGAAAAGAGCAACCCCACCTCCCTCACCGTCGCGCAGCACGAAACTTCCGCCATCGCCAATCGCCTCGTCTGGCGCTGGAAGACCAAAGACCCGGCCATCGCCAACGCCCGCATCGAGATGATCGTCAAGGTCATCTCCGCCCGGCTTGGCCGCGCCCCCCGCGCCTTGTGCATCGACGCGACGAGCGAACGCTATTGGGCACTCATGCTCCAGGCCGCCTTGCGGCACCTGATCCGCATCGAACTGATCATCGGCAGCGAGCGCATCATTCATCAGGGCCAGAGCTTCACCATGAAACAGTATCTATCGGACGGATACGTAAATGATCTGGACGACGGACGTGTTGCCCTGGCCGCCTCCCGCTGGCTCTTCGACGATCACCGACTTGTCCGCAAAGAGCGCGGGCTATACGTCGCGACTGTCGCCTCCGATGGCTGTCACGCCGACTCATTCGACTCCAATCGCCTCGCCCGCCACGGCCTCATCGTCCCCTCCGGTCCCCAGACTAATTTCATTCCCGTCGAAACCGGCACGGCCGGGCGCGTTTCCCGCGCTCTGGCCAGCCGCCGTGAAGGAGGCTCGGCATAAAAAAATGAACCGTCACGCCCTCGAAATCTTCAACGCCTGGCGCGCCCAGTTCAACCCGCTGCGCGGGCTCACGATCGCGCGCGGCGTCAATCATCTGGAGGAGGGGATGCGCGGCATGTTTGCCGATCTGCAATGGCTCTACCGCGCCGTCGAACGCCGCGATGCCACGCTGCGCGGGCTCAAGCGCCTGCGGCTCGCCGCCATCGGCAAGCTCGATTGGAACATCAAGACCAGCGAAGACTCGCCCGCCGCCCGCGCCCAGGCCGCGACGCTCACGGCCGCCTACGATGCGATCGATAACCTGACGGCCGCCATCCGCTTTCTCTCACTGGCGGAGTTTCGTGGCTTCGCCCACTTGGAGAAAGTTTACCGGGGAGACAATCCCGCCAACCCCGTCATCCACCTCGAACCCGTGCCCCAGTGGTTCTGGGTGCGCGCCCACGACTCCGCTCCTTGGGAATACAACGTGTCGAGCAACATGGTGAACCGGGGCCGGCCTATCGACCCGGCCCACTTCATCATCCGCGAAGTCGAAGACCCGATCAACGAAGTGGCCCTCATCGCTTACATCCGAAAGCTGCTTTCGCAGAAAAACTGGGACGGTTTTGTGGAGATTTTTGGCATCCCCTCCGTCTTCGTTGTCATGCCTCCCAACATCCCCTCCGAGGAGGTGGATAAATACATTGCGATGGCGAAGGCCGTGATTGCGGACACGCGCGGCGTGCTGCCCAACGGTGCCAGCGTGACGACGTTGGAGGCCGCCGGTGCAGGTGGCATGACCTTCAAAGAGCATCTCGACTATCAGGACGCGCAGATCGTGCTCGCCGGCACGTCGGGCAAGCTGACCATGCTCACCGAGTCCGGCTCCGGCACCCTCGCCGGCGGCGCGCACCAGGACACGTTTGACACGCTGGCCGAGGCCGAGGCGGCCGAGATCAGCGAGTGTTTTCAAAAACAATTCGACAAGCCCCTGCTTGCCCGCGCCCACCCCAGCGAGCCTGTCCTTGCCTATTTCGAGCTGGCCGCCGAGACGAGGGAGGACACCAAGGCGATCCTGGCCGACGTGCTCAACATCACGCAGGCCGGCGGCGCCGTGGACTGGGCGCAAATCAGCGAGAAGACCGGCTACACGATCCAAGCCCCAAGCTCCCAGCTTCCAGCTCCCCCCCCTCCCCCCCCCGCAGAAAATGCGCCACAAGCGCCGGAAACCCCGCCGACCGCCCCGACACCCGCACCCGCGCCCGAACCCGCTAAAATGAGCCCGCAAGACGCCCGCAAACCCGCGCCGGCCGCAGAACCGCAACCGCCCGCGCCGGTTGTCGCGCCCGATGCCCTGCTCGACGCCATTCGCGAGACGCTCGCCGGGCGGATCGACGCGGCCAACGCCGAGGACTTCGCGCCCGCGCTCGACCGGCTCGATGCCATCGCCGCCGCCGGCAGCGATGACGAGGCCAGCGCCCTGATCCGCGCCTGGCTCGACGACTTCCCCGCGTTCGCCCGCCAGGTTCTCGCCAACGACAATGCCGCCGAGGCGCTCGCCAAGGCCGCGGAGGAGGCCGCCGCATCATGAGCCGCCCCGCCGTCACCCTCGATTTTTCGCCCGATCCGGCGGAGCAAGCCCGCCTCGCCGGCAAGCGCCTCGTCACGACCGATCTGGACAGCGCGCAGATCGCGGCCCTGCCGCGTGCCGCCCGCGAGGCCGCGTTTTTCTCCGCCAAGGTGCAGGATGCGCGGGTGCTCGCCACACTGAAGGCCGAGGCGCAAAAGGCGCTCGACCTGACCGGCAATGACAGCCGCGCCGCCTTCGTCGCCAACATGCGCAAGCTCATCGGCGGACAGCGGGGCAACGTCGCCAACCTCCAGGGAGATTCCGGCCAGCTCACCGACATCACGAGCGGACGCCGGCTCGGCCTGATCTACGACCACCAGCTCACCGAAGCCCGCGCCCGCGCCACCTGGCTGCGCGAGCAGACGCCCGCCCTTCTGGACGAATACCCCTGTCAGGAGCTCGTCCGCGTCCGCGCCTCCCGAAACCCGCGCGGCGACTGGCAGGAACGCTTCCTTGCCGCCGGCGGCAAGCCATCCCGCTCCGGACGCCCGATCGCCCGCAAGGACGATCCCGTGTGGAAAAACCTCTCCCGCTTCGGCTCCCCGTATCCTCCCTTCGACTACGGCTCCGGCATGGGCGTGCGCAACGTGGACCGCGAGGAGTCGATCGCCGAGGGCGTCATCGCCGCCGGCGACGTGATCGCGCCCACCGCCGCCAGCCACGAATGGGAGGTCGAGCACGAATGGCATGACGCCGACCCGCAGACGAAAGACCTGCTGCTCGACTTCATGCAAGAGCACTTCGGCAACGCCGTCCGGTCCACCGCCGACGGACGCCTCATCCTGAAACCCCGCCCATGAAAATCGACCTGCAAATCATCGACACGGCCACTGCCCGGCTCATCAAACTGAAGGCGGGCTTGTCGGAAAAAGCGCGCGCCGACCTGATGGAGCGGCTCGGCCAGCGCACGGTCGAGTTTTTGAAAGATCACTTCCAGCAGCGGGAAATGAGGGGCAACAAGCGGGGCTGGCCCTCGCAACACACCTGGGCGCAGATCGCCGATGCCACCCGGCTGGGCGAGGTGACGGACGACACGGCCACGATCCGCATCCCGAGCCGCATCCTGGCGCACAAGATCACGGGCGGCACGGTGCGCCCCGGCCCCGGCAAGCGCTACCTGGCCATCCCCCTGCGCGCCGCCGCCTACGGCAAATCTCCCGGCGGCGGGCAGGTGCCGGGCCTGTTCTTCCTGCGCACAAAGGCGGGGCGGCAATACCTCATGCGCAAAGGCGCGACGCGCGGTCCCCGCAAGGCCGCCCTCTCCCCCTGGTATCGGCTCGTCACCTCCGTCACCCACAAGCCCGATCCGCAGGCGCTCCCCTCGTTCGCGCCCCTGCGCGCCACTCTCTCCGCCCGCGTCAACGCCTGGGCGGAGCAACTTTCCAAGGCCGAAGGCTGACAGGCTGAAGGCTGAAACCGGAACACCGAACACACCACCAAACACCATGGCAGATGAACCTGATAAAACCGAAACGCCGCCCCCGGCCCCCGCGCCGGAGCCGGCGAAACCCGAAGCGCCGCCTCCCGCGCCCGCTCCCGAACCGGAAAAGAAACCCGAGGCCGCGCCGCAGTGGGCGGTCGATCTCGCCGCCGTCGTCACCAAGGTCGCCGAGGCCGTCGCCGCGCTCAAGGCAGCGCCGGCCCCCGCGCCCGCCGCGCCGCCGCCCGATCCGGACTACCAGCGCACGCACCAGCCCGGCGCCGAGGGCTCCAAAGGCCCCGACTACCTGAAGGGCGGCGCCGAAACCGACCAGAAACGCGACGCCGCCGTCGCCGAATACCAGGCCGCCCACCCGGACGCCTCTTTCGAGCAAGCCTGGGACGCCGTCCGCGCCGCCAAACCCGAACTTTTCACCTGAACACCACGCCCGGCCCCGCCGCCGGGCAACGTATCCAAACCACCAACACACGCACCATGAGAGTCAAAACCAACGCCATCCTGCACCTGACCACCGCCGTCGATTACGCCGGCAAGGAAGGGTATTTTGTCAACGCGGACGGGGCCTTCCCCGCCGCCGCTGCCGACACGCCCCTGGGCGTGATCGCCGAGCCCTGGGACGACCAGTCCGCCGACATCGCCATCGGCGGCGCCGCTTCCGGCACCTACCTCGTCAAGCTCGGCGCCGCCCCCGGCGCCGTCATCCGCGGCACCTTCCTCCAACTGGAGGCCGGCGGCACCGTCAAAGCCGATACCGGCGCCGGCGCCCGCACCCTCGTCGCCCGCGCCCTCCAAGCCGGTGTGGCCGGCGACCTCATCGAGGCCGTCATCATCGCACCGCAAACCATCCCCGCCGCGTAACCGCCATCCTGTATCCAAATCTCAATTCTTAATTCTTAATCAAAATGTCACGCACCTCCGCAGCCAACTACAACGGACGCCTCACGTCCTACGCCACGGGTTTTTCCCAAAAGCCGCGCGAAAACGGCATCGCCGATTTCGTCTTCCCCAACGTCCCGACGGGCACCTCGCAGGGACAGTTCAAAAAATACTCAGGCAAGAACGCCTTCCAAGTCGTGGACACGCTCCGCGCCCTCGGCGAGGCTCCCAACGCGATCAAGTTCGAGGCCGACGACGGCGTCATCAACTGCCGTCCCCACGGCCTCGAAATCCCGATCGACGACGCCGAGCGCGATGCGGCCGGCGACGAACCCAACGCGGAGCACGCGCTGGAGGAGGGCAAGGTCTCCACGCTGATCACGACCGCCCAGCTCTCCCGCGAAATCCGCGCCCAGGCGCTCATCGACAGCCTTGCCCCCGTCGATGGCAAGGGCGTGTGGAGCGACGCCGGCAAAGACCCGATCATCGAGCTCGATGAGCAGATCGAGGCCATCGTCACCCAGACCGGCATGATGCCCAACCGCCTCGCGATGGGCTTCCCCGCCTGGCTCAAGCTCCGCCACCACCCCAAAGTCATCGCCCGCCAGCCGGGAGCGGCCAACATCGGCCTCACCACCGCCCAGCTCAGCGCGATGCTCGCCATCCCGCTCCAGATCAAGATCGGCACTCTCAGCCGCGACACCGCCAAGTGGGGCAACGCCAAGAACGCGCAGCAGATCGTCGGCGCCAAGGTGCTGGTCTTCATCGGCAACGAGACGCCCACGATCTACGATCCGAGCTTCGGCAAGACGTTCACGACCCGCCGCGGCAACGTCGAGGCCGTCAACGTCGTCCGCCACGAGCGCGCCTCCTCCGACATCGTGCAGGTGAAGTGGTCCGAGCAGATGCAGGTCATCTACACGGAGGCCGCCCGCCTGCTCGCCCTCAGCTGACCGCCGCGCCATGTGGGTTCCTGTCACAGAGCAGTCGATACTGTCGAAACTCTCCTCCCCGGAGCTGAACGCGCTGCGCACCGCGGCCACGGCTCCGGGGCAGGGGGACCCGCTGGGCGAGGTCATCGCGCAGGTAGTGCGGGAAGTGCGCGGGCACGTCGCGGCCTGCAAGGCCAACCGCCTCGGCCCCGCCGGCACCATCCCGGACGAATTGCTGGGAGCCGCCATCAACCGCGTGCGCTACGAATTGGCCACCCGCCTGCCCGTAACCACGCTCCTCACCGAGCCCCGCATCGCCGCCAACGACCAGGCCAACACCCTGCTGCGCGACACGGCCGCGTGCCGTTTTGCCCTCGAACAGCCCGCCTCCCCGGCGGACGAAAAACAATCCGTCATCTCTCCCGCCTGGTCCGCCCGCCGCCCGCGCTACACCCGCCGCGACGAGGACGGAGCCTAAGCCCGGCTGCGCCGGGCAAATCCTAAACAACGGAAAATCCCAAATTCTCAAACAGTCATGATCGAACCAGAACAAAAACTCGCCGTCGTCGCCGACGCATTTGCCGCCCTGATCGCGGCGGACCCGTGGCTGTCCAACCCGGCGCTCCCCGTGCCCGTGCTTACCGAGCGCAAGGGCGACATCGAGACCGATCTCGAACAATCGCTCAACAACCTCGGCCTGGCCGTGGCCGTCGTCATGCCCGATGCCGAGGATGTCGTCACCACCGGCAGCACGCTCTCCCTGCGCGTGCGCCTGGTTGCCCAGGTGTGCGAAAGCGTCCTCGGCAACCAGTCCGCCTGCGAAGTCGCCAAAATCCCCTACCGGCCCGCCCTCGCCGCCGTCGTCCGCATCATGCTCGCCGTCCACCAGAAGCCAAACGGCCTCGGCCCGGTCCGCGACCGCGTCCCCGGCCTCCACGAGTTCGCCCTGCCGAAGGTGAAGCCGTTCCAGCTCGTCCCCGGCGACGCCCTGGTCACCTACCACGTCACCGCCCACACCACCATCCGCCTTTAACGCCGGCGCCCGCCGACACGTATCCAAAAAACCAACACACAATAAAAATGCCACAGAATATCAAAAACCTGCACAGCCTGACCGCCGAAATCGTCGGCATGTGCAAATTCTACTTCTGCGAAGGCGTCTATGCGCGCCCCGCAGCCTTTGCCAAAGGCTATACCGACATGGGCAACTTCCTGTCGATGGACACCAAAAACGAAGTGACCAAAATCCCCGTCCTCAGCGCGGACGAGGGCATTGTCCGCGAGACCCGCAACATTTCCGGCCAGATCAAGGCCGGCTATGACCTCAAAACCTGCGAGATCGCCGACAGCCGCAAACTCAAGTTTGCCCTCTTCGGCACACACCTCGATCCCGTCTCCCAACTGGCCATCGCCGACCAGGAGATCGATGCGCTCCCCTTCTCCGCGCAAGCTCCGGCCCGGCTCAATGTCATGTATCCCCTCCTCCGCCAGGGGAAGCTGTTGCGCGAAATCACAGCCGTCACCCTCCCCGGCATGACCGAAGGCGCCGACTTCATTGTCGACATGAAGCGCGGCATGATCCGCTTTATCAAGCCTGACACCCTCCCCGCGGTGGCCATCATCCCGACCGTCAGTTGCCCCGTCATCAACGACGCCAGCCCGCTCCAGATGAAGCGCCTGACACCGCTGAAAAAAGCAACCTGGCACGGCTTTGGTCGCATCTACGTCATCGACCAGGATGAAGTCCAGTCCACGGCGATCGGGCACGAAGACTTCGAGTGCGACATCTCCCTCAGCTCTCCGTTCAACATCACGGGCGATGCGGTGGCGGAGATGAAGCTCCTCGTCTCCATCGGCGAAGACGTCGGCGAAATCATCTACCGGGACTGACCGCGCCCAGCGCGGAAATTCCAAACACCGGAAAATCACAAATCCCAATCACAAACACCAAAACACCGCCCGCTTATCCACAGTTCCACAACGCCATCCCCTTTGGGATTTGCTCGTTTGGAATTTGGGATTTCGCGGGTGACAACCCTCATGAACCTCTCACCCGAAACCTTGCAGCCCGTGCCGCCCGGCTACGTCCCGTCGCTCGGCGCGTCATCCGGCACGATCGTCGTTGTCGGCGTGTCGGCGGCCGAGTTGCGCCTCTACCAGCCCGGCGCGGCCGAGCCACTCGTCACGCTCGATGCGTGGACGCCCAACCCGGCCACCGGCGCCTACACCGCGACGCTGACCCTTGCGCAGGTCGACGCGATCGCCGCGGCCGGCCCCACGCTCCATTGCCAGATCAACGGGGGACCGACCTTCCACGTCAAAAACTCCGGGAGCGGCACCGGCCCCTCTAACCCAGGCTCCGGCGGCAGCAACCCCGGCCCCGGAGCCGCCTACACACGCGAAGAAATCGACCAAAAGCTCACCGACATCGTCGCGCCCGCCGGCGGCGAATACCGGCTCGTCGGCCCCCACGGCGAGCGCGTTCTCTACGTCAAGCGTCCCGGCGAAAACACCTTCGTGCCCGCCATCGGAGGAGGGCAAGGCGACATTGCCGCCATCGCCGCCGGCGCGCCCGTCGAGATCCATGCACAGGAGGAAATCTAAGTCATGAGAAAACCACTACAGTCCAAGGGATCTCCAAGCTCCAAGCTCTTAGCTCTCAGCTTTCTGCTCTTAGCTCTTAGCTTTTCCGCTCTCAGCTTTTCCGCGTCCGCTCAGGCTGTCACCGCCAGCACCACGGCCGTCATGGTCAACGACGCCGGCGTCGTCGTCTGGCCGCCCAACTTATGGACGGCCAATGCAGCCAACTTTGCCTCGCCGACGCAGGGCGCGAAGGCGGATACAGCCGTGCAGGCCTGGTATAACCTGTTGGGGGTGGATACGGGGGTTACCGGGCGCCCGCAGGCCATCCGGTTCACATCGGGGGCGTCCAGCTACCACATCACCCTCTATGCCCCATCGTCCATCCCCACTGGCGGCTACAGTGTCAGCCTGCCTACCAAAGGAGGCACGCTCGCCCTCACAAGCGACATCCCGGCCGCCGCGCCTGTCGGCTGGCTCGTCTGCACGATCCAGATCAAGACGGCGCCGGGCGACACCTGGACTGATTTCGAGTTCAAAATCATGACGCAATCCGGGGGCGTGATCACCCTGCACCTCTACTACCACTCCCCCGATCCGGGGCGTTCCGTTGTCAGCGGGCAGATCGGCACCGTGGCCGGCGTCTGGTTCACCTCCTCATCCACGACGGGAGACTCTCGGCTGTTGCGCAAACAGTCCTCAACGCAGTCCATCTGGCAGCAGATCGGCGGAGGGAGCAACACCACCACCAGCGTCATGATCGCCGTGCCCGTGACCGCCATCATTCGCCCCGACAACGCCGGCCTCTTCGCGGAATACCTCCGATTCTCCCCCACCGATCACGAAAAGGATTCCTCCGGTCGCAGTGTCTGGCGTCTGGCCGATCTCCAATGGCGCACCGTCCTCCCCAACCCCTGAACCCATTCCCGCCTCTTCGGGCGGGTGTTTGTAATAAAAACACCAATACAAAGAAAACCACACATGAAAAAACTCATGCTCCTCATCAGCGGACTCGCCCTCGGCGCGTCCCTTGCCACCGCCGCCACTCCGGCGCAGGTGGAACAAGCCAAGGCATTGGCCTCCTCCCGCAATGCCATCACCAAGATGCCCATCAGCACGCCCGCCGAAAAGGCCGCCCGCAAGGCGGCCGTCGCACAATGGGATGCCGCCAACGCCGAATCGGTCGCGGCTCTCATCCCCCTCGTGGATGAACTGCCCGCTGCCAGCGGATCGTTCCTCATCAAATACACGCTGACCGCCCGCAACACGGTGGACGGCGTCATCGTCTCGCCCTTCAAGCGTGACCCCGCTGACCTCGCGTTGGCGGCCAAACTCAACGCCCCCGGTCTGGACAGGGTGTTCTACTATAAACACTACGCGACCGCCGAGGAAATCGCCGCCCTGCCCGGCGGCAACTCCGCCGGTATGGCCGACGCCGTAAGTCAACGCACGCTGCACCTCGATGCCCCCGACTTGCTCGACGGCTACTTCACCCGTTGTTTGGCCGAGGGTCTCTACCAGCGGCACTACAACAACTGGTTTGATAACAAGGTGGCAAATCTGGTGATCACCAAAAAGGATGCCGAGGCCGCACGCCTGTGCAAGGAGGAGGCTTTTGTGCTCAACCAGAAGCACCCCGTCAAAACCCCCGCCCTCACCGAGCGGCTCAAAACGCTCAGAGGCGGTCAGCAACTCGCCGAGTAACCATCACCTCACGCGGAGGCGCGAAGACGCGGAGAGTATCAGATCACGAGAACTCCGCGCCCCCCGCGCCTCCGCGTGAGACCCATCATCCTTCATTATTCAAATCCCATGTCAGAAACCACGAAAACACTCGCCATTATCGCCACCGTCGCCGCCGCCGGCATCGGAAGCGTTTACATCGCGGACCAACTATCGGAGCCCGCCGCCGTCTCAATCGTCGCGGAAAGTGGCGCGGGCGTCCCGCCCGCCTCTGCCGACCCAGGCCCCTTTGATGAATTGGACAAAATGCTCAATCCGTTCAGGGAAATCGACGCCGTCACCAAACCCACGCCTCCGGCCCTCCCCCCCCCCCCCCTCCCTGTCGAGGACATGCGCGCCGCACTCTACCGCAACGCGGCAGTGGACGCCCGGCTCGCGGAGTCCATCATCGCCGCCTTCCTCGATCGCGCCCGCCTGCAGCAGGCCGAGGACATTGCGATCTCGCAACCCGTCCCCCTGCTCCCCCCGGCGCTGCCCAACATCACGATCATCGAGGAGGCGACACGCCTGGCAAATATCCTCCGCGCCGCCGGCCTGCGCTACGTCCCCCGCTACGCTCGCGGCTCCCCCGCATGGGTTCGATTCCAACAACTCACCTCCGACCCCTTCACCACCGACGCCGACCTAACCGACTTTTACCGCTCCCTCGCCGCCTGACCACTGGCTCCCAGCTCCAAGCTCATAGCTCCCAGCTCCTTTCCCATCATGTCCATACCACGAACCATCAAACAAAAATCCATCGACGTCCCGCTCACAGACGCCCCCCGCATCGGCCTCGAAGAAGGCACGATCATCACCGTCCGGCGGATGGCGTGGAATCCCTTCCGCGATTTCCTCCACGAATTTGGCGCCCATTTCGGCTCCGCCCTCCTCATGTTCGCCAGCGGGAACGGAGAAAAGATCATCGCCGCCGTCCCGGAGATGATCCTCAACACCGGCGTCCTGCTCAACAGCCTCCTCATCGGCAGCACCGATCTGACCCCTGAGAAGGTCGGCAAGCTCGATCCCGTGGACGCCCTCGACCTCGTCAAGGCCGCGTGCGAAATCCACGGAGGAGACGAGCTAAAAAACTCCTGGGCCGGCGCGAAAGCCAGCGTCGTAAACCTCGCGGTCGCGGCCGGCCTGATTCAGCGGACGACGAACAATGGGGTTTCGTTTATGCCCTTCTTATCGAAGCCGGCTACAGCGCCGACTACCTCGACCGCTGCACCCTCTGGGACATCGACCTGATCATCCGCCAGGTAACCGCCCTCCGCGAGCAGCGTGCGGCCGCCATGCGGCGCTCCCGCTGATCAGCGGCGGTTATCCAGGTCGTGTTTCAGCCACAGGATATACTTCACGGCCGCCCAGACGATGGCGGCCGCGCACACCGCAAGAAATCCGAGATACATAAGACCGGTTGCCATAACGCAGCCATTAAAAAGTCCCGAGCCCTGCATGGCAACCTCCAATCAGATCGACATCCTGCTCAAGGTCTCCGCGGACACCGCCGCCATCCGCAAGACCCAGTCCGAGATGCAGGGCTTCCAGACCCGCATGTCGGCCTTCTCTTCCAAGCTGAAAGAAGGGCTGGGGCTCGCGGCAGGCACGCTCGCCCTCGGAGGCGCAGCCGCCGGTCTCAAGGCGCTGGGCACCGCCGCCGCGTCCTTCGTTGCCGACGGCGTCCGCTTCAACGCCATGCTCGAAGAGCAGCGGCTGGCCTTCACACACCTGACCGGCAGCGCGGAAGAGGCCACAAAGCGCGTCGCCGAACTCCAGCGCCTCGCGGCCGAAACCCCCTTCGACCTCGCCGCCTGGCGACAGGCATCCGTCACCCTGCAAAACCTCGGCGGCAACGCCCTGGCCGGGCGTGACGGCCTGCGCCTCGTCGGCAACGTCGCCGCCGCCACCGGCCGCCCCCTCGAACAACTCGCCCAGACCATCGGGCGGCTCCACGCCGGGCTCACGACAGGCGGCTCTGTCTCCGACGTAACCACGCAGCTCCAGCACATGGGCGCCATCTCGATCGAGGCCAAGCAGCGCCTCGATTCGCTTGCCGCCGCCAAGATCGCCGGCCCCGCCGCCTGGGCCGAAGCCACCACCGCCCTCGGACGCTTCTCCGGCGCGATGGACCAATCCCAGCACGGCTGGGATGGCCTCATGCGCCAGATTTCCGCATCGTGGGAGGCCACGAAAGGCAAACTCACCGAGCCCGTGTTCGAGCCCATGACGCAGGGAGTGCGCAACCTCGCCACGGCCATCGGCCTGCTGCCCACCCAGGCGCAGGCCGCCGTCAACGCCATCCGCGAAGCCGGCGAATCCCTCGGCAAGGGAGTCGAGACCGTCACCACCGCCACCCTCCCCAACCTCCGGGGCGACCTGCGCTCCCAGCGCGCCGCCGCCCGCCTCCAGCTCGCCAACCTCAACCAGCGCCGCACCAACGCCGGGATAACCTTCCTCGGTATCGGAGGCGAGGATACACAACTGAAGGAACAAAAAGCCACCCTCCAAAAAACCATCGACGAACTCTCCCTCAAGCTGGTCGAGTTCGACGGTCTCACCAAAGCCTCCTTTAGCAAAACCCGCGATGAGGTCCTCGCCCGTATTCAGGAAATCGAGACCGCCACCGAAAAAGTCCTGCGTTTTGAGGATACTCCACGCGGCCGTCGCTCCTACACAATGACCGTGCCCAAGGCCCCCGACGCCAAGGAGGCGGCGGAGTTGGATCGCCTCAAAAAAGCGCTGGAGATCGATGATGCCCGAGCCAAGGCCGCCGCCGCCGATAACCCCACGCCCATCGAAGCGCGCGCCGCGAAAAACGCCGCTGAGGCCGAGGCCGAAGCCACCCGCGCCGCCAACGCCCGCGCTGTCGCCGCCGCGCTCAAGACAGCCCGCGACAACGCCGCCGAACTCACCGTCAAACTCACCGACAACGACCTCGCTGCCGCTGCCCTCGCCAAAGACTTCGACCGGCAGGCCGCCCTCCTCAAAACCCGCGCCGCCGCCGCCGAGACAGCCTACCAGAAGGACATCGCCACCGCCGCACTGGCCACCACCGAAGCCGAGAAAAAGGAACTCCGCGCCGCCGCAGAAAAAACCCGCCAGGCCGCCCTTGTCCCCATCCAGGCCGCGCTGGCTGAAGTCGAAAAAAAGCGTGCCGACAGCCAGCGCGAAACCCTCGCCGCCGGGCAGCAGCTCCAGCAAAACATCCTCGACCAGATCACCCGCGAACGCGAGTTACTCGCCCTCCGCGAAGACATTTCACCGGCGCAAAAAGCCGTGGAATATGCCCGCCTGCTCACCCGCCAGCAGGCCGTCCTCGCCGAGGTTATCCGGCTGAAAAAAGAAGAGTTGGCCCTCGCAGCCAACCCGCTGGATCGCGCCCGCATTCAGGCGGAAATCGATGCCGCGCAGCACGCGATCGACAACCCCTCTGCGGCCACCCGGCCCGCCGGGTCGAAGATCGTGGAGCAGCGCAAGGACGTGGCCGATATGCAGTCAGGCTCCAGCCTTGCCCACTACAACGGCGTCGGCGAAGGCATCGAAGGCGGGATGCTCTCCCAACTCCAGCAGATCGGCACCCTGGGCGACCAGACAGCGCGGACCTTCAGCACCGCCGCCGACTCCATGCGCAGCAGCCTGGGCGGCGCGATCAGCGACATGATCCTGAAAGGTGAATCTCTGAAGGATGCGATGGCCGGCTTCGGCCTCGCCATTGCCCAGTCCTTCATCAACGCGGGCGCGCAGATGCTGGCCGACTGGATCATGCAAAACACGGTCATGGTCGCGTGGAAGGCACTCACCGAAACCAAAATGACCACCGCTGCCGCCACCGGAGCGGCCGCGCGCACCGGGATCGTCGCCGGCGAGGAGGTCGCCGCCACGGGCGCCAAGGCCGCCGGCACCACGGCCCGCACCGGTTTCTCGCTCATGGAGGCCGGGAAAAACATCGTCACTGCCGCCACAGGCGCAATGGCCGCGATGGCCTCCATCCCCTGGGTTGGCCCCGTCCTCGCCGTCGCCGCCGTCGGTGGCATCCTCGCCCTCGGCGCAAAAATCCTCGGCGCCTTCGCCTCTGGCGGGCTGATCAGCGGCGCGGGCACCGGCACCAGTGACGACAACCTCATCCGTGTATCCGATGGTGAATACGTCATACGCGCCGCTGCCGTTGACCGCTACGGTGTCGGCATGATGGATGCGATCAACGCCGGCGCGCTCGACCTCGCCGCCGGCGTCGAGTCCATCCCAGCCCCGTTGATCCGAAGTGGCGCGGGCGTCTCGCCCGCCTCCGGTGCATCCGCCGCGTCCACCTCGCAAGACTCCCGCGAAATCCACATCACCATCGCCGCCGGCATCGTGAACGACAAAGCCGACGCCATGCCCTGGCTCCAGAGCCGCGAGGCAATGGTCCGCATGATCCTCGACACCGTTTCCACAGGCAAAGCAACCATCGGTATCCCGTCATGATCCACCAGACACAACACCTCGGACACAACCTCACCCTCATCCTCGACAAGCCCGATTGGAGCCAGAAGATCGAGATCAAGCATCGCATCGCCGACGACATCGAGGAGGGCCGCACCGGGCGGGAGAACCGCCGCCCCCGCCATGCCGAAATCCGCCATGAAATTACGCTCACCTATGCGCTCGACCCCATCGATGCGCAGGCATGGCAGACCCGGTTCGCGTCACCACTAGATGGATACATTGGCATTCCCATGCCGATGGACCGTCTTCCGGCCATCGACTACGGCGAGCGCATCTACAACGCGAGTTACACCCTCGCCCTCCCCGGCGGTCCCGCGCCCACAATCCACGTCACCGCCGGGCTCAACACCGCCGCCTTCCCCGCCGGCATCCTCCTCGCGCCCCTCTTCGTCGGTCGCCTCAAGTCGAGGCCCGTCTTCAAGACGCTGACCGACATGCACGCCCGCGTCACGCTCACTCTCCTGGAGGAAAGCCCCTGGGCCTTTCGCATCGCACCCGCCACCCCGTCCGGCTCCCCCCCCCCCCCCCTCGACTGGCCCGAACCCGTCACCGCCAACTGGTCCACCAAGCCCGAGGACTCCACCTCCGACATCCTCGACTTCACCGCCATCGGCAACGCCCGCGTCAAGTCGGTCGACGGACAGGAGGGTGTTGTCCGGCGCGCGCAGAAATTCACCGCCACGCTCGACGGGCGGGAGCAAATCCGCGCCCTGCTCGCCTTCTTCCTCGCCCGCAAAGGCCGCGTCGAAGCGTTCACTGCCCCCTGGCTCTTTCGTCCTTCCGACGTGGATACAGAGGCCGTTCCACACGCCACCCGCGCCCGCTTCGCCGACGACACGCTCACGCTGACATGGCTCACCGACGAAGCCGCCAACGCGAAAATCTCCCTCCTGCAGGTGCCGTGGGAGATCAACACGCCCGCCGGTGAGGCACCGGTGCAGCCCGCCGAGGCGTATCTCTACCGCTTCGAGGCCGACGTCCCCGGCGTCCCTGTGGTGTGGCGCTACACCGATTGGGAGCACGACCTCGCCCGCACCGAGAACGGCGTGATTGTGAGCTACAAAGGCGACACCACCGGCCTGATCGAGCACGACGGCATCACCCAGACCAGCGACCTCGGAGACAAGGCGACCCGCATCATCATGTCGGCCAATGTCCCCGGCAACCCGCTCGCCCTCGTCTCGGCCAACGGCATCGACGTGCCGGTCACAATCGAAATCTACCGCTGCAACCCGGCCAATGCCGAAGGTGCCGCGCTCGTGTATTCAGGCAGCCTCACAGAAGTCTCGGAGGACGGCGGCAAACTCACCGCCGAAACTCTCGTGCTCGGCGGCCTGCTCAGGGTAAAAGTCCCCGGTTTTGTCTTCTCTCCGTCCTGCAACCACCGTTTTTGCCGGGCCGGCTGCACGCTCGACATCGCCACATGGACACTCTCCGGCCTGATCGTCGGCCAGGTGGGTAGCGAACTCACCGCCCAGATCACGGGCAATCCGAACGGACGCCCGCTCTCCGGCGACTTTTACGCGCGCGGCGTGCTCATCGCCGGCGCGGGCGAAGGCTGGGAAATCCGCCAGATCGTGCGCAACACCCACCTGCCGGACGGCAAGATGAAATTTGTATTGAAGGCTCCACTACGCAACGCCCCCGCCGGCCTCGCCGTCACCTTCCGTCCCGACTGCGACGGCAGTATCTCCGCCTGCCAGGCCCGGCAAAATTTCGTGAACTTCGGCGGCCATCCTCACATGGGGCCGGCCAACCTCTCCATCCCCCAACGCCAGACAAATACCTCCGGAGGCAAAAAATAATGAATCCAATCCGCCCCTGGTTCCTGCCCGACGCCCGCCGTGACGCCGTCGACCGCATCGCCCGCTCCTGGGAAGGCACACCCTTCTTTCCACACGCCGCCTCACGCGGGAAGACTGGCGGCGTGGACTGCGTCAACTACGTGCACGAAGTCCTCGTCGAGACCGGCGTCATCCCCCGGCAAACCCTGCCCGACTACACGCTCGACCACGCCCGCCACAACCCGCACAGCCAGCTCCTCCGCTGGCTCCTCGCCGCCACCGCCGGACCTGAGCCTGGGTTCGGCGAAAAGACGCTGATCCTCGTGCCCCCTCGCGGCCACATCCTGCCCGGCGATCTCTTCGCCATTCGCACCGGGTTGCTCGACCACCACCTCGCCGTGGCGATCCACCACGCACAGGTGGCCCACGCCATCGAGGGCGCAGGCGTCACCTTCACCGACCAGGACGACTGGCGTCTCCAAGAGCGCATCCTCTACGTCGCCCGTATCATGGAGGTGCGTGGTCAGGATGTGGAGCAGACTGCCCCCGTGGGGGCATCGACTTCGATGTTGGATGTTGGACGTTCGATGTTGGATGTTCGCGAAGAGGAGGCCGCCACATGA